TTGGTAGATGCTGCATGAATAGTATTGTTAACCGTAAAGGTGCCTTGTGTGGCTCCTAGTGTCAATACATCATCAACAGGATTATAATGCATAACAATACCTTGAGCATCAGCCCACTTTAGACTGCTGCCTTGGAAAACCACATCTTCCTGCTTGAATGTGCCTGCTGTATTGGCAAGCATCATTTTGGTAATGTATGTTGGACCTAAATTGTTATTGTTATGAATGTTGGCATAAACGGTACGAATGATCTTAGGTGTTGTAATTGGACCATAGTAGTGTAGCTTCATTGTAAAGTTAAGAGTCCAATATACATATCTTACGGAATCGTAGTTGCCTTCATATTCAATGTTATTAGTGACATTGTTGAGAATGACTGGTATATCTTTGACGAAACCTAGATCAGGTACCATAGATGCGGAAACGGTAAAGTCAGGATTGAAGAATGGTAGAATTTGCTCTACAATCTGTGTGCCATCGTCGATGTTACGAGCATAAACAGTTAGCTGGAAGTTTAGATCGTATGGAGCACCCATATAAGCGGAAGATGCGGTTGTGCCACCGGTAATTGGCTTTGATGCTTTCAGTAGACTATTCTGTTTTCTAGAGGCATCATAGGTAATACCAGAGATTTCAAATCCCATACGTGGTAGAATAGCTTGAAGCTGTCTTGTTAGGTCTGGATCAGAAAAGACACGAGTTATCATCTTCTCTTTTGGTGAGTAGATGATAGGCACGAGGAATCGGTTGACCTCTGCACCGGTCTGATCATTCTTTCTAATGATAGAGATATCATCAAACAGTCTTCCGAAAAGGATGACTGCTTTCTTGGTTAGTTGATGATAATAGTGTGCGTTACCGAGCATTAAGGTGTTCCAAACGGATTAGTTTCAGATAGATCAAGGATCAAATCTGCGCCAGTGTCAAAGTCTTTGTTGTCAAAGATATCAAATTTAACATAATCATTCTTTTCATCTGATACACTATTGACTGTGAACTGTGCGAGAGAGGTGTTACCATATACGGCGTTGGCGGTAAAGTTACCGGTGATACCGTAAATGAACATAGTACCGTTGGCCTTATACCACTCACCAAGTTCGGCATATGCAGTATTGTTTGCCCATGTTCCGTCGGTACTCTGGTAAACAATCTCACCGTCTTTAAAGTTACCAACACCGGATGTAGCCAGATTTAGTCTTAGAGTATAACTGTTTTCTTCCTCAATCTGATCAATCTCCTTAACACCAGTATCAATGGCATCTTCTGAGAAGCGGAATAGTTCGCAACGCATTTCGTAAATGTATGGCTCTCTATTGCCTAGAGAGTAGAACATTAGCTTCTTTTCAATGAACTTGATTTCAAACATACGATGCATTAGCGGAACATAAATCAGGTCACCTTCTTGTGGTCTGACACGCAATACGGTAGGAAGACCACGAGCAAATGAACGGCGAGAGATAACAAAGTTTGAGGTATCTCTAATCTCTAAACCAAACTTGGAGAAAAAGTCACCATCGCCTTCAAAGCCTTCGACGTTAGCAAGATAAGCCTCGATTGAATATGCCTTTTCAAATTTTGACTTGGCATACTCACCAAAGATCATATCACCTTCGTCAAATGACTCTCTGGGAATATAATAGACGGAATGCCCCATTATTTCAATGGATTCGACAATAACATCTTCCATGAGATGATGCTCATTGTTAAAGCGATTTTTACCTGGAAAATTTTGAAAATATCTGTTTATGGCGATGTTAGCCTCCTATTTCGCTAGGAAATAGATACTTAAATGATCCGTCAGGCTGATAGACACGCTTTCTACCTACCTTTGATTGGGCTACTTTTTTTCTATTTTCTTCTTTAGACATTGCGTTTTCTTCGCCTGTTCCTTTACCTTTACGATTTTTGCTTATATTATTTTTATGTTCTGTAGACTGAGGACCATACGGATCTCTAGGTCCTTTCATCCTATTTCTTGTTTCGTCTGACAGGGTCCATCCGCTTGGAGCTGTCCATCCTTCAGGACGTTTATGACAACTTGAAATCCAGTCTTGTCTTTCTTCTTCTGATAGGTTATCCCACCAAACTTTCATACCAGCTTTTGTTGCCACTGACGACTTTTTTCTATTTTCAGGGTCAGAATAGTATTGTCTCATACTATTAGACATTTTTTCTTTTGTTTCGTCTGATATGACTCTATTCTTATTCCACTCTATCACTGACATTATTCTTGCTTCTGCGTTATCTATCTGCTTTGTCAAACTTAACCAGGCAATTTTGTCATACTCGTTTCCGTGTTCTTCATAAAGTTTTCTATGTGCCTCGGCGTGTTCCTCTACGGTCAATTCAATCAGATTAGACGGTTCATCTGATCCACCCATATGTTTAGGTATGATGTGGTGTTTATGATAAATTGTCATATTATATCCTCCTATTGGATATAACTATTTAGTAAAGTTACTTCCTCCACATATCTTTGTAGGTTATCATCCGACGAGGAACGATGGCGGCGCCTCGTAAGTATTCCTTATTTCTTGTTCTGTTTTTTCAATATCACTCATACCCTCATTATAGATATCTACACCTCGCATAGTAACTCCACCAGGAAGTTGCATTTTGTCAAATTTCGACATATTTTGTCCCCATTGCTTGCGTATGTAAGCGGTAGCTAACTTTTTCAAAAGTCGATCATTCCATACTCTGGTGTATGTGTCAGGATCGGTAACAACGAAGCCTTCTACAATAATAAACTCGGCGGCTTGAACGTCTGTGTTCCAGTCCCAGTCAATGTATAGCTTATCGGTAAGTCTATTGAAACGGATTGGAGTCTCACCGGTAAAGATTAGATCCAATGTAGCCAAATGCTGCATTGTTAGAGAGTAGTTAACATATGAGGTTGATGAAAGATCCCATAGATCGTTCAAACGTAGCTGATAACGAAGATCGAACATATTCATGGCCATCTTATTCTGACCGACCTTGAATACTCTGGTTGCTCCGATTAGATTTTCTGAAACTGTAATATAACGGTTAGCCTGATCTTGTGTGGTAATCTGGTGCTTGACATAGGTACGCTCGGTACCATTAAAGTGAAACTCGTTCCAATACTCAAATGCCAGTTCAACGGCGTCATTAACCTGCTCATCATCCACGTTAATCTGGATGACAGGGTAGCCCAACTGTCTTAGGCAAAACTCTTTCAATTCTTCTTTGTTAGCAGGTTTGTTAAGTGACATTTCGTTACCTTATGTTTTGAGTATTTATCTTACATCTGGTAAGTATGAACCATATAGATTTGTTCCGTCACAAATGAATGAGAAGATATCTTTTCTGCTACCGGTTGAAGTCAATACTGGTGCTACACCGGCTGGCCATTTGAATACTGGACTCCAAGTCAGTGTTCTACCGCCAGTGCTATCTTGATTGACATGTAGAACGAGGGTGCCGACTTTGAGATTGGTTGGTGTGTCCATATATCTGTTACCGCCTAATGTAACAGAAGCCACGGCTGCCGTTGCCATGTTCCATGAGATATTGGCGGAATCAGTCAAGGTCTGTGATACAACACTAACGGTGCCTGGATTGATGTTACCGGACAATGAAATGTTATTGATTGTTATTGAACCGCTGGCAATGCTGTTAGCGGAATCATAAGAGGTATTGACCAGTGTGTATAGTGTATTTACTCTATTGCCGTCGGGAATCACGACCATGTGATTGGCTGTGTTCATACGGAAGTATTCGGCTGATATGATATGATTGTCTCTAATCGTTACAGTATTGGTACCGATTAGAAGGTTACCAGTAACTCTTAGATTGCCATTGAATACTGCATTACTAACGTTAGGTAGAGCATTGTTAGCGGTATCGAAAGCCGCATTGGCTGTATCATAGGCAGAACCATAATATCCACTCACCACATTTGAAATGAATGTGTTGGTGGTCCATCTGGTGTTAGCAGCATCATAAACGTATTGGGCACCTGTCGATGCGTAAACGTATACCTGCTTATCTACTGGTGATGACGGAAAATTTAATGGCATAGTATCCTATTTATATTACGGTTTTGGGTATTTATCTTTAACCGCTTGAATGGCGTCTGCCCATGTCGTGGTACCGTTGATCTTGTCCCAATACTGCATATCCATTTGGTCAGTCAGTGATGGATATTCTTTGGCACGGTCTCTCTGATACTGCTTTGCTTCCCATTCAGCCTGTAGTCGATCACACTCTGTCTCCAGTTCCTCTAGAGTTGGCTTCGGAACAGTGTTTCCTGGCAACCAATCTAAACCGGAATAGTCATCTCCATTTAGAACCCACTGGGCTCCTGGGTATAGTGAAATAATTGCTTTTGTTAAGTCTCTCATAGTTTCCTCTTATCCTGCTATTTCAAATAATGTGATTGAACTTGTGCCTCTTTCATAACCACCAGAACTACTAGCATTAACACAACGGTTTATAAACATAGTGCCTCCAGTGCTGGCTGTGACACATACTTGATATGTTAAGGATGATGTTGACGCTGGACTGTCATAATAATCAAAAAAGCAAGTTTCCGGTGTGCTGTCACCATCATTAGCCCAATATGATATTGCTGCTGAATGAATACCAATAGGAACAGTGCCATGAGCATCTGGTTGTCCTATCAGACTGGTATTTCTTTTTATATTAAACATTACCTCATAGGCCATAGTTTGAGGGGTAAATTCACCAAACCATCTGACTGTCATATATATTTTACTACTTGTGCTTTTTGGTGTAATTGTTGCAACTATACCTGGAACATCCGTATATGTGCTTGAAGAAGTAGGAACAGAAAAAGAAGTTGGTGTTTTGTAATATGTATTCACAACCTGAATGATGTGACCGGGAACATAAACTGTTCCGCCAGTTGTTTTGGCGTAGATAAAATCTACATTCGCTTGATCTACTCTTAGAATACCGGGCATTACTGTGCAATCTCCATAACCGTCATATAACTAGAACTCAACATATCTAGTCCTGCTCTATTATTGAAATAGAAAGCGTTTGTACCGCCTGACCAACCAGCATTGACGTATATTGCATATGTCGTTGATGATGTTGTTGCAGGTGAATCCTCATATAGCAAAGGATAAATTCTAATACTATCTGCCGTGCTATCGGTCGGAAATGGAAAGTAAGTTGTATATAAAGCCGTTCCACCGCCAGTCTGATTGTTACCACCATGATTTGCAATCATATCCGAGCCGTTTCTATACACATGGGCACTGGCCACATATGTCCATGATCCTGATATAGCTGCCTGAATTAAAATTTTACTTGTGGCATATACTGGAGTGATAGTTACAGACATACCAGTAAGTGCTACAGGTGTTGCGGAATTGATGGTCTGATTTGTAAAACCGGAGGTTACTGTTCTAACTTGCACGATATGACCAGGTGCATATAGTGAGGTACCAGTAGGAACAGTAATCTTATTAGTTGTTCTACTATTGAGATTATCAACTCGTAAGGTACTCATTGAGCAATCTCCATAACTGTAATATTTGATGCCGCTCTTCCAAAATATAAGGCAGTGTTGTCAGTATCCGTCTGTGTTCTATTTACATATAAACTGGATGTAGCTTCTGTCGTTGCTTGTATCTTATATGTTATAGTCGATGTTGATGCTGGACTATCTATGGTAGAAAATGGTAAAGATACAAAAAGGTTACCGCTTTCATAGTATCCTCTTCCTGTATATCTATACCTGCTACCAGCGGCGTCACCTATGCCTATTGGTGTTGAATCACGCATTATTCTAAAATAGATTTGAGTAACGGTAGCAGTACCATTACCATACATTGTACCAAAAACTAAAATTTTGCTGGTAGAATACATAGGAGTTATGCTAGCCGATAAACCTGTAACATCAGTCCATGTACCAGCTGCCATACTTGCTGTCCAAGTATCTGTCTTTGTCGTGCTTTGAACCTGAACAACATGTCCTGGAGCATAAACTTTATGTCCAGATGCTACGGTAATCAGATTAGTTGGTGTAACACCTCTAAGATTTTGAACTGTTAAGGTACTCATACGATCACCCAGCTTGCGTTATTGTCCACTGTCACAGTGACTCCGTTATTGATATTTATAGGACCGATACTCATTTCATTGTATGTATTAGAGATAGTGTAATTACTAGCGATGTTTGGTGTATTTCTGTAGTTTGGAACAGCGGCCAATGTGACGGTACTTGAAGTATTGATAGCGCCGTCAACGTCCAATTTAGATGTAGGTGAAGTGGTGCCAATACCTACATTACCAGTTGATATTATATTTCTAACTGTAAGAGTGTTTGCTACCTTATTATAAACCAAACCAGGTGAACCATTAGAAATTCCATCATCATTAAACATCACCTGTGTATTAGATGATGTGTCAGATAATTTTGATGTAAGAACAGTCAACCAAGCACCAATAGAGGCATTGTAGTAATAGACAATACCGTTAAGTGTATATTGCTGTTGATCTACTGGGTTAGATGGAAAGTCTAACGAAGGCATCTAATTTCCTTATCCAATTGGTGTTAATAATGCTTCTTCATTACGCTGTGCTACGGTTTTAACCCAACCGTTAGCAAATGCAGCGGCTACAATTTCGTCTTTAGAACCAGGAATGGTCTGACCATTCTCCAAGAACTTTTCAACCGCTATCTTTACGATTTCGTCAATAGCAATGCGGGCTCTTTCATGAGCGGCATTCTGAATCCAATCATCAACGGAAGCGGCAACATACTGCATGGCCTTATCTTCTGTTTCGGTGTAGTCTACTGTATATTTCATGTCTTTCCTTTATCCTAATAGATATCCAGAGAATGTTACTCTACTCATGTTAGCAAATCCATTGTTTCTACCAGCTTCAACCCAATCATTTGCTGATAGATACAATATAATAGAACCTCCACCATCTTGATAGTTACCATAAAGTTCTACAGCTTCGTAGTATCCACCATTGACGCTTAAAGTGGCAATGGCGTCTCGTGCTACGGTGTTAGTATCTTTATGACCGATAATATTAATCTGGTAGTAACCTGTAACAGGAATAGTGACACGACCTGTTGTTGTGTTCCAAATAGAACCAACATTGACCAATGTTCCATTTGGTAAACCTGAACCAGAATAATTAATTCCTGAAACATGATTAGGTGAACCTGTTACAGTACCAGAAAACGTTCCTGTTGTACCAACCCAACATGGTTGAAACGGTCTTGTATGTCTACCAGAAGTATCAAGACGCATACGTTCGATCTGATCGATACCAAATATAATATTTTTAATCGATGAATTGGTACCGACATATGTATTGCTTGTACCACTATGATTTGACTTTAATAAAAGACCTCTACCAGAATCCGAGTCGTCGGTGATTTGGATTTGACCAGCACCAGTTGATGATGTGACAGCAAAGTTTCCGTTGGCGACATGCATCAAATATGATGGTGATGTAGTACCTACACCAAGATAACCGGTAATATCATTTAGAACTACCATATCTGTAAGCACACCACCTGAGGTCTTTTTACTTAGAGCAAATGAATATCCTGTTCCGTCGCCGACATATTGACGAACATAAGGATATTCATATGAATATATACCAGGCGATGCTCCTGTGGCTGGCGCAACATTACCTGATATTTGCAAACCACTTGCCGTTAGTTTACCTGATGTTGTTAATAATCCATTAAATACAACTCCAGATGCATTGGCAAGCGCATTGTTGGCTTTACCAAAAGCTGCGTTAGCAGTATTGAATACCAAGCCAGCCGTCTGATCGGCTGGATTTGCTTCAACCCACTGTTGAGAGTTGCCGTCATCATAATATACAAAGAGACGACCGTAATCCTTACTCCACCATAGCTGTCCAACTACAGGAGAACCAGGCTGTGTAGATGACACAGTGATTGTCTGTGTGAATGTTGATGTAGACTTCCAGACAGTATTAGCATTATCCCACACCCAGCGATTGCCAGATGTGGTATCTGTATAAAGTTCGCCGTCAGCAGGTGAGTTAGGAAAGTTAAGAGCCATTACTGTGCTATCTCCCATACAGTAATTGATGATGCGCTTCTACCGTGATATGTTGATCCACTGTCTGCATTGTTAGGGCTGCCATTCATGTTGAACGCAGGAGATTGAACTCTTACTTGTACCTTATATGTCACCGTAGAAGTTGTTCCGGGAGATTCTAATCCGGAACAACCGAATCCTCCTGGAGAATGATCAGCATTAAATGCCAGTCCGTTAATAACCATAGCAACTTTTTCTCTGCTACCACTACTATTACCGTTGATGTTTAGTGCATCTGATCCGTTGGCCAAAACTCTAATACTACATGCGTAGTCAAGGTTATATGCACTGGTAGTTGCTCTACCGAACGAAACCATAACAAAAACTTTACTTGTTGATGATGTGGGTGTTATGTTGACTGATAAACCAGTGATGTCTACCCATGATGTAGATGTTGTGCTAAAAAAGTCTCCGTTTCTAGCAGACACCACCTGTAGAATTGAACCAGCAGGCATAGAACCCTTAGTAATACCACGAGAAGCAACATCTAATCTTCCTGTAGGTGATGATGTACCAATACCAACATTACCACCAAGAGGATTCAGTATTAGACTATAAGTTGCTGTAGATGGATTGGAAAATGATGACTGAATCCATTGTGAAAATGTACCGGGATACTGACCAATAGCAAGAAAGTTTCCTCCTGTGCCACTTAATAGCGTATGAGCATTGGCTGTAATATCGGTGCTATTTGGATTACCTTGCGATACTTCAAATCCTATTCTACCTTTACCTACAACATCTAGTTTATACTGTGGAGAATTGGTACCGATACCAAGATCACCAGCATTAGTTAGTCGCATACGTTCTGAACCACCGACTTGACTGAAAATCAAATCAGGTGTAGAACTATTAGATGCACCAAGATAATAGTATCCACCAGTTGACGAATGATATCCAAGACCTAATGCATATACTTCATTATTGGCAATTTGAAACGATCTACCACCGACTACATTAAACTTACCATATGCAGTTGATGTACCCACACCAAATGTACCGGATACAGATAAATTGCCGCCGAACCAAACACCACTTGTGTTAGCAAGAGCAGTATTAGCCTTATTGAAAGCAGGAGCAACCGCCAGAATAGAAGCAGCGTTCGCATAACCAGCTACGGTTGAACTATCAAACGAACCAACCGCAGGAACGTTTTCTACCCACTGTCTGGAATCACCATCGTCATATAGTATGAATGTTCTACCAGTATTGGTGTTGTACCACATAGCACCAGGAGCGACGGAGGCTGATGGTGGTGGTGCGGTACCAACAGTCATACCAACGTTGTTAGACGCATACTTCCACAACCCCTTACCGGAGTCATAGATGTATCGATTACCAGTTCCGGAATCGATGTATAACTGACCGTCAACTGGTGACGATGGAAATGTTAATGCCATTTTATCCCTTTAGATAGTCGGGCCAAACTGCTTCAATCTCTTCCACTGTAGTTGCATTAAGTAACTCAGGTAGTTTGGTAACGTCTCTTAGTAGCTGCTTCTTAGTAGCAATCTCGGTAGCCTTGGCTGTGTCCTGTGTTTCCAAGGCTCTAAAGTAATCTGCATCCAGCTTGGTCATGAGAGGTGATCTTGCTTCTCTCATACGACGCTTCCAGACCTCTTTGGCCTTTTCAACATCGATGACAACAATCTGGTTATGGTTCTCGTCCTCTGACAAGGCCCATGCGTCACTGAAATAACGGTTCTGTGGGAATGAATACTGTGCGGTATCAAGGGTCTGACCGTCAACAACCACATATGTTTTAACTTCTGACATTATGCTAATCTCCAGCAATCTCTATAAGTATTGTCTTGTGGTAACTGATCCCTCTTGACAATACGGAACATTTGTCTATTGTATTTATATTTAGGATGCCATACTCTGGCTGGCATGTCCTTCATGATTAGGTACTCAATAGCCTCTTCTTCTGTCATAGGACCAATAGGCTTTGACATTAGATATTCTTTGTAGTCAAGAACCTTCTCCGAAACGATCCGCTTCTCCAGTCTGATTTGCTGGGACTCTAAGAAGGTGGTTTCGATCTTCTCACCATCTTCGGTTTCCAGTTCTAATTTCATATTGTGGTGATCTTCGATTGACGGAAGAATACCACCGTTAAGGGCGCAAGCCATCCATTCTGGTGATGCTACCATTTCCTTGACTGGTGCATCTGGTTCGGCTGGATCTTCGAACACAACCACATAGTTTGGTTGCTTTGGTTCGAGGTTCTCGGCTGCCCATTGCAGTCTTGTGAACATATCTACATTACTAAGATCAATCATTGTCACTCCTTATTCATACATTACATTGATAGTTCCGGCGTCGAAAGTAGAGGTTAGGCTGGAATCACCTATAAGTCTGATTTGTGTTAAAGTTCCTGATAAAGCAATGCTGCCTGCGCCCCAACCTGTTCCTGTGGTATCACTACGGCATATCGTGTGTGTTTCGGTCCAGCTATTACCCGTAATATTAGTTATCACAAACATACCGTGAACCACAAATGCACCACCAGCACCAAAACCGGGAGTTGCCCAAAACGCTGTGCTATAATTTGATGGTGTACCGCCATCATTAGATGCGCCAAGATAACCAGATGTGGTGAAGCCGCCAGATGTACCTAATTGAACACCCAGAAGTGAACCAGTGGTACTTACACCTTGTATCATAATAGTTATACGTCTGACCCATGAAGGAACATTTGAAAAAGCAACATTGGTTCCGCTCGTAGAAGCGACGGCACTATAACTAACCAAAGTGCCAACTCTGGCAATACCATTCGTAGGCGTCTGCGGATCCACAATCGTCGCTGTGTTAGATGCTGTAAGTGTGCCGAGTCCGGCTGCTCTAATGGTTGACATGATTAAACCTTATCTAAACAAATTAATTGCGATATATTCAGCGTCATAATAACCGCCGTTATAAAACGTCTGATAATATGAAAGATTTGTTGTGTTTCTGGTATACATCATACCATTCATGCCATAACCATTAGCATTGCCATAAGTTCTATTGACCGAATCGGATGCTGAATAGTTACTATCATAGATAGCGATTGAAAATGCTATGGTATAAGACCCTGTGCCTGCATATGTGGCACTTGACACATTATAACTAGATTTTACAGCCGATGATCCGGATATGCCGTTATAGTTTACCCACATCTTACATGTTCCATTGATGATTCTGTCAGCGGTAACAGTGTGTTGATACTGTGCTGTAGATTCTCCAGTTTTCCATGTAAAGTTGTCTGCTTTGATGTTTGACATAGTTATCTCTTATTTTGTAAATGTCCAGTGTAGAGGATTATAATCACCCGCACCACCATTGGCTCCAGAAGCTGCACCATATCCTGTATATGCTCTAAAAGCAGAAGAAGTTGGAGCAGTTCCGGTTGATCCGTTCCAATAAATCATAGCATAATTACCACCTCTTGTCGTAGATGATTGATATGCTACACTGGACATTCCGGAATAAAAACTGTCATTGAACGCAATACTAAACGATATTGTGTAATCACCAGTAGTGTTTTTAGTAACACTTGAAATATTAAGACTTGAATTGATAGCGGGAGTTGACGGATTATAATTTAATATACTTCTAACCAGTCTACCAATCTCCGTACCGCTAGTGTTTCTGAATACGGTAGAAGTGGTTAGTTCTGATTGAATAACATCTGTTTTGATCGTACCTGCCATTATAGAACCGTCCAAGTAGCGCCATTGGCGACTGTCACGGTTCTGTTATTAGCAACTGTGATGGGACCAGGCGTCATAAAGTTGTATGTATTGCTAACAGTAACATCAACATTGATAGTTGGCGTACCGCCAAAGAATGGTAGAGTTGTTAGTTCGAGATCCGATGAAATTCCAGCAGAGTCTAATGAGATAGCAGCATTAGGATTGGATGGATGCTGCAAGTTTACAAGTTTAAGTGTGGACATTATGCAGACCTCGCCAGATAACCATTCATCCAAGTATATCCTGCGGCTCCGTTAAATAGATATCCTGTTCCCGCATTAGCATAACCCCATAATTCTATGTAATCTGTTGAACCATTAAGATAAACCAATGTTGATAGTGGATACATTCCATACATACCTACGTTACCTGATGTAGTATAACCAGCCATAGAATATTTATAAGCTGATCCGTTTTTGTATATTGCTGATTGAATGATACCTCCACCAGCAGTAGCATATGTGATATAAATTCCAGCATTTATTTGGTAGTATCCAGCAACATTAGGAGTGAATCTATAGTTTGTAACATTATCAAAGCAATTAGCAGTATCCCATTCTTCAACGGACAATTGAACTTTGACAAACGATCCTGTGGATATATTTTGATTTGTTGGCAAATATGAAGCAAAAGATGGACCATTACCAGCAAAGCCAGTCTGCACCATTGCTTGTGTGACAGTATTGGCGTCTGCACTTGTGATGATTGTGCCGCTTCTGGCAGGAGCCGTCAGTGTATAGGTTGACGCCGTTGAAGGAACATCAATTGATACTGAACCACCACCTGTAGAGTTTAGCTTAATTGGCATATTCTATCTCTCAAATCTCTTTGTATTTAGTCTTACTCATAGAGAACATTGACTGAACCAGCATCAAACGTATCAGCACCATTTGTAGTCAACCTTAAACGATCAACTGCACCTGATAATGTAACGCCGCCCGCACCAAAATGTATTCCCTGATAAGACCCGCCTGTAATTGCAACACTACTTTGTGATGTCCAACTGTTGCTTCCCAAAAGGGTTATGAACATCGAACCATACAATATATTACCGGCAATACCAGTCCATCCAGCCACTGATGTTACGGGAAACCCCGTAGATATTGTACCACCAGAAGTACTACTGTATGCACCATAACCAGAGACACAGCTATAACCACTAGTCTGCAAACTTCCAGACCCAAGTTGAACTTGTATGATAGCCGTTCCGGTTGCCGAAATGCCGTTGAATACAACAGTAATTCTCTTAACACCAACAGGAATACCAGTGAAATCGACAGCGGTACCAGAGGCATTCTGTGCCGTCATGCTATTCAGAACACCAGTTGTAAGTAGATTGTTGCCGTCTAATACGATTGCCATGGTGTTTCCTTATTGTCCAAATACTGCGATAGTTGCGATTAGAGAATCACCACCCGTCCAAGACGCACCACCATTAGACCAGACATTAATTATAGAAAACGAAGATGTTGATGGAGCAGTATACCCACTATAATTGCTGAATGGTGTCATAAATCCGTAAAGATAATTTGAAGATAAAGAACAAGTAGAGGCAACTGGACTGTATGATGCGTTCGATAAAGCAGTAGTGAAGCTCGGTGCATAAAGCCCAGAACTACCTCGTGTAATACTACTAATATTATAACTACTGTTGACTGTTACAGAAGAACCTACAAAATTCATCCAAGCGAGAGCATTAGTCGTCTTACCATCACTCTGTAACTTCACAACACCACTACCATCTGCGGTAGTGAGTAGACCTGTTGTTGCTTGTGCGTTAATTGTTACTGGCATTGTTATCTCTTATCTAAACACTGATGTAGATATGTATTGATTGCTGTAACCAGCGGCTCTGTTGTCACCACTAATAGATGACATTACGAATGTTGCAACAGAAAATGAACTAACGGTTTTAGTAGTTCCTATTTCATGACCCTGCAAATATGAAGTTTGTCCATAACCTGCACAAGATGAGAAATTTGCATCTAACATATTAATAGCAAAATTGGCAGTAGTTACTGTGGTGCTTACTATTGTAATAGAAGATAGATTAAATGATGCTCTTATTGCTCCTGTGCTACTATTATAATTTGACCAACTTTTACAAAAAGTTCCAATTTCTCTACTATTACCGTCATAGATTACTGGAGCAGTATTTGTCGTGCTTCCTTGAAATGCGTCACTAAAGATTGTTCCGTATGGCATAATATCTCCTTATAGAACCACAAATTTACTGTTAGCTGACACAGTAATAGACACACCATTAGGTAGTGTTAAAGGACCTACTGCCAATGCGCTGGTGCTGGCAGGAATTGTATATGATACTGCCAATGTCTGACCATTAGTTCTAATAGGAAAGTCACTTGACCACTGTGTACCATTGTAAGTTTCCAGTGTCTCTAATGTAGTATTAAAGCCTGTTTGTCCCTCTACTGGCGATGCTGGTCTGGTTGCTGTAGACCAAGTCGGAAATGTCGCACCAGTAGTTCCGTTTAATACGATTGGCATAATCTCTCCTTACACCACTGTCCAGGTTGAACCAGTTGGAATTGTAATTGTAACACCAGCACCAAGTGTTACAGGGCCAGCAGTCATGGCGTTCTTACCACTTGTGATAGCATAATCTGAGGTGATGTTTGCTGTGTTCTCATAGAAAGCATCGTCAGAACCACCACCAGTTGCACCACCACCGATAGCACCCCAAGTACCAGCTTTATAACCTTCGAAGGTATTTAGAGTTGTGTTATAACGGATCATACCGTTAGCAGCCGTACCGGGTCTTGCTGCGGTTGGTCCTGTTGGAACTGTTAGACTGTTATTGACAGTGAACAGAACGTTACCAGAAACAGTAAGTGTTCCGTAGTATGTGGTTGTGCTATTTGCCAGTAGTGTATTAGCATATGAGTAACCAGCATTGGCGGCAGCATAAGCGGCATTAGCCGTTGCATAACCGGCATTAGCAGTATTTGATACTGGATTGATATAGCCAGTAATGATAGCAGCTTCAATAACTGATGATGATGGATTAGTTTCAACCCATGAACTGGTGTTAGCTGGATCGGTATAGTAGATGAACAGCTTACCAAGATCAGAGTTCCACCATAGACGACCAGAATTTGATCCAGTTGGAGCCGTTTGACCAATATTAGCACCACCAGCGTTAGCTTTGTCAAATGCAAGATTAGCAGTTAGATAAGCATTGTTAGCAGTTCTAAATGCTGGCTCAACCTGAGGTGCTACGTTATTAGCAACAGCAAAGGCAGCATTGGCAGTATTGAATGCCATGTTTGCTGTATTGTAGCTTGGTGTTACCTGTGGAGCCACATTGTTAGCGGAATCAAAGGCAGCATTAGCATGAATGAAGGCTGCATTACTGTTAAAGTATGCCAAGTTAGCTGTGTTATAACTTGGAGCAACCTGAGGTGCTACGTTATTAGCTGAATCAAAGGCAGCGTTGGCAATGTCATAGACTGTATTTGTCACAACCCAGTTAGAATTGGCTGATGCATAAACAGCGTTCGCAACTCTGAAGGCAGCATTAGCTGTCTCACTGGTTGGAATCATAAAGCTGGTATCAATTCCTACCTCTGATGGGAAAGCCTCTACCCACTGTGCCGAATCGGCATCAATGTAGTAAATGTATAGCTTACCACTCTCGGTATCCCACCACATATTACCACCAGCTGGTAGTGAAGGAGCGGTGTTGCTTACCTTGACAGAAGCGGTACCAAGTGGAATGCCATTGATAAGAATGTTAGAAGCGTTGATAGAACCAACAACGTCAATCTTGTAGTTTGGATCAGTTCTACCGATACCAATGTTAGCACCACCAGCACCGTCTTGAATACGGAGAACTTCATTACCAGCTAATGTGCCACCAGTAAAGAATGATAGTGACTTATAAGCGGTAGAGTTAGCGGTACCAATTGCAAGATTGCCGTTTGATGTATAGAGATAACCATCATGGGCACCAGCAATGGTGAAACCAGGATTTGCAAATTGAGATGAATTGATACCAAGATCAATATAATCGCTTGTATCATCACCATCATCCGCAGTTGCAACGAAGTCAGAAGAAGCCTCTGAACCAGCGTTAGCATTACGGATGTTTAGCTGTAGATAAGCGTTCTCTGAACCTTCAGCACTAAAGACCGCACCAGCCAGAGTGGTGGTTGTAGCACCGTTAGCAATAACGGTAACAGGGTATAGAGGATTAGTTGTTCCGATACCAACAAAGCCATACTCGGTGATTGTTAGAATTGGAATGTTACCAACGCCGTGATTGAATAGTGTTAGACTATCATTAGCGCCAACTGAAATACGACCAACACCCTCAACATAGTCAACCACGATACCATCAGTGAATGGTCCTCTGTAATCCCAGCGAGAATAAAAGCCATTGTTGGCGGTAGTAGAACCAGAAATCGTTAGATTACCAGCAAATGTTCCTGTAGTATTGGCGAGAGCATTGTTAGCCTTACCAAACGCTGCATTAGCTGTATCGTATGCATTATTGGCTGTACCATAAGCTGGCGCAAGAGTATTAGCAGCAGCAAATGCCGCATTGGCTGTATCATAAGCATTGTTAGCGGTGCGATAGCTTGGCGCAATTTGTGGTGCGACATTGTTTGCTGAAGCGAAGGCAGCGTTAGCGGTGTCAAATGCCACGTTTGCTGTATTGTAAACGATAGAAACGTTTGAACGTGTAGCATATGTCTCGGCAGAATATGCATTAGCAGAAGCACCAACAAAATTAGTATAGCTGTTACCAGCGGCTCCGACCTGCTGTGAATATGCATTACCAGCAGCGGCGTATAGTTCAACTAATGTATTAGATGCAATGTATGTTGAAACAGACTGTGCGGCATTGCCTGAAATACTCCACTGTTCGGATGCTTCGATCCAAAGTAATGCAGCATTGGCGCTCTTGTTACCACGATTTACCTCAAGACCAGCATTATCAACTGGCATAACTGACATTGGTAGGTCAGCATTGAGTGTAAGAATATTATCGCCAATTTGTAGCTGTTGAGTGTTAGCAAATGTGGTTGTACCAGAAATGGTAAGATTACCAGAGATTCCAACATCACCAGAGATTAGGCCGCCAGTTTTCTTATAGTAAGTGGCATCAGCAAATGTATTAGCGGATGCACCAACAGTCTCGGCATATGAGTTACCAGAAGCACCGACAGAATTAGTATAGTTATTACCGGCTACACCAACAGAATTGGTATAGTTATTACCAGCAGTTCCTACAGTGTTAGCCCAGTTATTGGCACCAACTGCGTTATTAGCAGCCAATACGGAAGCATAGTTATTACCAGCGGTGGTAACTGATAGCATGTAAGCATTGCCAGCAGCACCTACGGAATCAGTGTAATTGTTTCCAGCAACGCCAACTGTGTTAGCCCAGTTATTGGCACCAACAGCATTATTAGCAGCAAGAATTGAGGTGTAAGTATTGACTGAAAGACCAACAGCGTCGGTGTAGTTATTGCCAGCAATACCTACTGTATTAGCCCATGCGTTCGCTGCTACAGCGTTATTAGCTGCAAGGATAGAAGCATAGGTATTTGATGATAGACCAACATGATTGGTATAGTTGTTACCGGCTGCACCAACGGTATTGGCCCAGTTGTTTGCTCCGATTGCATTGTTAGAAGCAAGAATGGAAGCATATGTATTAACTGATAGACCAACATGATCGGTATAGTTATTGCCAGCGGTTCCAATAGCAGTTGCTAAACTATTTGAAGCTGCTCCAACAGAAACAGTATAGTTATTACCCGCTGCACCTACGGAATCAGTATAGTTGTTACCAGCAATGCCTACAGTATTGGCCCAGTTGTTAGAACCTACGGCATTGTTAGCCACAAGGATTGATGCATAGGTATTGACAGACAATCCTACATGATCAGTATAATTGTTGCCGGCTGCACCAACTGTGTTTGCCCAGTTATTGGCACCAATAGCGTTATTTGCTACAAGAATAGAGGTATAGTTGTTACCAGCAAGACCAGTAGCATTTGAGTAAGCATTAGCCGCAGCAAAACCTACGTTAGCATTGACATAGGCTGCATTAGCCTTATCAAATGCGCTTGAAATAGTATGAATGGCATTAGCACCACCAAGGAATAGATTGTTGGTGATTAGATCAGCATTAAGAACGGCTAATGTAAAGTTGTTACCCGTATAGTCAATGTAGTTGCCATGAGGTTCTTCACTATACCCTTGGAATAGATAGTATTCCTTGCTGATATGAGAACGATATAGACCAGTGTGAACGTTAATACTTGATGCATTGACATAGTTAGCAATAAAGCCGATATCAACAAGATCGGTTGCATAGTTGTTAGCAGCAAGATAGATTAGCGAGTCGCCAACTCTTAGTGTCTGGGAATCATTGAAGAAAACGTTACCAGCAACGTAGAGATTTTGATTGATGCTAACATTACCGGTGACAGTGATTTCACCTGTAATAGTTTGATCTGGATCGTTTAGCTTAACATAAGTTGCATCGGCATATGAGTTAGATGAATTGACCATAAAGCCAGCATAGCTATTGGCTGACATACCAACTGTGTTAGCCCATGTATTTGCACCGATTGACAAAGCATTAGCATTGGCGTAGGCTGCATTAGCTAAGGTATAGGAAGCATTAACAGTTGCATATACTAAGTTCTGGACTTCCCAATTGGAATTTGTGGAAGCATAAACAGTATTGGTTAGGTCATAGAT